GTTAAGATTATTGGCGCAACAATTGCTGCAAGAACCCCTTCAGGATCTACCTTGACCTATACTACAGACGCAGAGCATGGACTTTCTATGGGAACAGAAATATCTATATCTGGAATCTCTCCAGTTGTATTTAACTTGTCAAAGGTTGTTATTGCCACTGTTCCAACTCCAACTTCTTTTACAGTTGTTTCTACTACCAGCCTAACAGGAACATTCGTTTCATCTGGTTATTTGATTAACGATGTTGATACAAATATAATCAATCAAGTCTATCCAGTATTTCAAACAAATGCAGATAATAAAATATTTACAAACTCAAACAGAGTTAGCAGATACGAAAGGTGTAGATTTTTAAATAATATTTTTGCAATATCTGGAAACAATGCAAACATTTCAATAAATTCAAGTGGTAACTTGATAGCAGAAACAGGATCAAATTTTATACAATTATCAAATGCATCTGTTGACTTTAGCAAAAACTCACCAACTGATGAGTTAAGGCTTGCATTTTCTGTTGTCAACAAAGTTGGTGCATCCCTCACTCTCCCAAAATCTGCAAGAGTTATAGTTGAGTTTTCATCTACAGGTAGTTTTAAAACTGGAAAGTGGGCAATCTTTGAAGCAGTTGTAGATGATACTAATAATAACTTCGCAACCAATAGATATTTTGTTGTAAAGAAACAACTTCAGCAGTTACAAAAGAGTCCTGAATTTTCCTGGGCAGAAGTAAAGAATGTTAGAGTATATGCCTCAGTTATGAAAGACAATAGCGGAGTGCCAACTTCAGACTTTTATGTTTGTTTAGATGGACTTAGACTTGAAAATGTTACATCTAACAACTCTGTATATGGGTTGACTGGATACTCAGTTATAAAAACACCAGAAGCAAAAACAATTATTAAGTCAGCAAACACAACAAACTATATTGAATTTAGATTTGGATTGGATGTATTGTAGTGGCAGACTCAGGAATAAAAAATATTGTTGTAAAGAAAGAATTACTAGGGAAAATAACAACAGAGAATGGAAGAATTGCAAGATTTAGGTTAGTGTCAGAAGACAAAAACAGAAAATCTGCATGGTCTCAAATATTTTCAGTAAATTCTGAATTAATCCAAGTTCTCCCAGGAGATATAAATGTTGTTGGCAATACAGTGCTTGTTAACTGGTCAAAAGGATCTAGAACTTCTACCCAAGAGATGTATGATGTTTTTGCTTCATTTGATGGTGGTGCCTATCTAAATGTTGGTGTTGCAGTTGGCACAAGTTATTCATTTTTAAAAACTGGAACTACGTCTGTAAAGGTTTTGGTCCAGTTGGCATCTATAAACCCAACAGTAAAGACCTCTCTTAAGGTTTATGAATCTCCAGTCAAGTCTCTGGTATAATTAGAGTATGTCAAAATTGCCTACGCCCGAAAGAGGGCAACCTCTAGATGTTACACTTATGTATCAGATTATTCAAACTATTAATGATTTGTCTGCTCAAGTAACTCCATCAATTAATAAATATGTTACAGTAGATACCAAGGACTCTGGAAAGCAAAGCGCAAAGATTTCAGAAGCCCGTATAATCGGTGGCTATGTTCAAGTAACGCAGGGCACAACAAAGACTGCAGGAACTTCTGAGCCATTTTCTTATCCATTTGGAACAGACTTTAAATTTGCACCAGTAGTCACAGTAACCCCTATAAATGTCGGAGGTACAGATGCTGGTAAGGATGTCACGGTAACAATCAGTAGCATCTCAACTTCACGAGTAGAAGGAATAGTTAAATTTAATACTGGTGGAGATACAACTATTGGTATCAACTTAATCATAGTTGGAATACCTAACTAATGATGTCTTGCAAAAAATGCAAAGGTAGAATGTTTATAGATAGACAATATACTGAGATCAACCATCTAGAAGTATACTGTATGAGTTGCGGAGTGAGAGTATTTTTTCATCCACCTAGCCACACTTTGGAGGGACAATGGTTACTAAAAAGGGAACTATTGAGAGCGAAAAATACAATGAGTCACCTGTAATACCAGGAAACAAAAGGGTTTGGTTTCTTAACGGAGACCTTGTTAGAATCCATCATTTAAATAAGTCTAATGGGATAATGTCTGTTTATAACATTACTAAAGATCAAATCGAAAGTTGTTTAATTAGTGACTTTAAAAATAAAAGAGAACGAGCATACACCGTAGGACAGACTGCTGATTTAGTTAATCGTCATAAAAAATATCTTCCAGACTTAATGAAGCGAGGAGTTATCCCATTTCCAACGGGATCTCAAAAAGGCGGAGCCAGAGGGTTCCAAGTAAGATCATATTATTCAGAATCGCAGGTAAGAGCAATACGTGATATACTTGCTTCATACCATATTGGCAGACCAAGAAAAGACAAATTAATAACAAACGATATTACGCCCAGCAAGCAAGAGTTGACACGCAGAATGGGCGATGGTATACTTACTTATAGGAAAACAGAAGATGGTCGATTTGTTCCAATTTGGAACGAGTCTATTTAACGAAGGGTATAAAATGTCAGACAGCAATTATGTAGTAACGAATGAACCAACAAAGGTATCTGTAACTCTTGGATACACATTAAATCTAGGAAATTTTCAATCACTAAGACTTGATCTTGGCGTTGTTGACAGTTCACGCAATGGAGAGACAGTCGATCAGTCTTTTGAGCGTGTTTATAAGTTTGTTGAAGACAAACTAACCGCAAAGATTTTAGAGGCCCAATCGGAGGCTGCTGAAGGATAATGGCAGAACGCAAAGACCGCATGGCTTTGCTTTCAAGATACAGTAAGTATCATACCGCAAGGTACGAATCAAAGCCATCTCTTAATCTAAATGTAGAGCAGTGGGCTTCTGATGCCCTTGTAGAATCATACACACTGCCAGGATGCTACGATATACTTGAGTATTACTTTTCGGTTGCAGAGAATCCATCTTGGAATTACTTTGCATACAATGCAGAAAAAATATTACAGGCACAAAAAGATAAAATTAAAGATATAGCAGAGCGCAATGAGCGCAGACGATTAGCAAAGGAGTGGTTAAGTGAATAACACAGAGGCAAAACTACTTACGGCTGTCTTAAAAGATAAACAAATCCATGTTCTGCTCCAAGCCAATGTCGACAACCTTCTTAGAACACACGGAGATATCTGGAATTTCGTTAGACTATATTTTGAAAACAATTCAGTCCTACCACCAGTAGAGTTGGTTACTGAAAAGTTTAGAGACTTTGATCCAGTGTCAGGTGTGGGCGCAACAAAGCATCATCTTGAAGAGTTGCAGGGCGAGTACCTAACAGATAGCCTAAAGGATATAATTAGATCCGCAGCATCTGAAATCCAAAATAACAATGGGAATGGTGCCCTTAATGAATTAATTACAAAGACTTCAGAACTAAAAAAGAATACTGCTGCAATTCGTGATATTGATGTTACTGATCTTGAGTCTGCTATTGCTTACTTTGAAAATGTTAAAAAGCAGCAGGCACTAGGTTTATCTGGAATTAAGACAGGTCTTCCAGGATTTGATAACTACCTACCTTCTGGAATTATGCCAGGACAACTTGGAGTATTCCTTGCTTATCCAGGAATTGGAAAGTCGTGGCTTGCACTTTACTTTGCTGTTCAAGCATGGAAGCAGGGTAAGTCCCCAATGGTAATCTCTCTTGAAATGTCTGAGACCGAAGTTCGTAATCGTGTATTTACTATTATGGGTGAGGGTCGTTGGTCACACAGAAAGATCAGCAATGGCGAGATTGAAATTGATATGCTAAAGGATTGGCATGCAAAGAATCTTGCAGGCAAGCCAGAGTTTCATATCATTTCAAATGATAGCGGTGGAGAGATTAACCCTTCAGTTCTTCGTGGAAAGATTGACCAGTACAAGCCAGACTTTGTAATCGTTGACTACCTTCAGTTGATGGCTCCTAATCAGAAGTCAGATAACGAAACGGTACGAATGAAGAACCTTTCAAGAGAACTTAAACTAATGGCTATCGGTGAAGAAGTTCCTATTATTGCTATCTCGTCTGCTACACCAGATGATGTTAATGACCTCTCTACGGTCCCTACGCTGGGTCAAACGGCATGGTCTAGACAGATTGCTTATGATGCTGACTGGGTGCTTGCATTAGGCCGTGGGACAAACAGTGATATCATTGAATGTGCATTCCGTAAAAACCGTAATGGATTTATGGGAGACTTCCTAGTCCAGTGTGACTTTGACAAGGGATACTATAGATATAAAGACTTTGAAGATAAGTAGTTATAATATGGTATGTCAAAAAAGAATGATATACCGTATGAATCATACCATCATAAGCCTATCAAAAGGTTTTACCTTGATGGAATAATTCACGATGATTCTATGATCGGAAGGCTCAAAGAAGAGTATATACGATTATTGACTTCAGAAATGAAACTAAGTGGGTATGTTCCAAGAATTGATCTTGACCCAGACTTCACAATAGGGTATAATGATATAAAGAACTTTTTTGAATTTGAATTATCAATACAGGCAGTCTACGCAGGGAAAAGGAAAAGCGAATGGATAGCAGGAATAGACGGAACCAAACCCATCTTTATTCCGCAGAGCAAGTCAAGCGAGTCCTTACAGGATCGGGTATTACCGTAGAGTCTGAACTTGATGCAGACTTTATGATCTTTTGTCCATTTCACAATAATCACAGAACCCCAGCAGGAGAAGTACAAAAAGGTAGCGGAATGTTCTTTTGTTTTTCTTGCCAAAAATCTGCAGACCTTATAGAACTAGTTATGCATACCTCTGGCAGAACATATTTTGAGTCTGCAAGGTTTATAAAGAGCAAAGAAAAGTTAAGTAACATTGCTACAGAGATTGAAAAGGTTCTTGTAAAAGAAGAAGTCTACAAAACTTTTGATGAACTTATTATTAAAAGACTACACAATGGTTTAGTTGCTTCAGAAAGAGCAAGAAATTATTTTACATACAGAAAAATTGAAAAGTCATCTTGCATAAAGTTTGCGTTGGGCTATTCAGAAAAGCAAGATATGGTAACTGTTCCAGTCCATAGCCCAGATGGTATTCCGCTTGGGTTCGTTGGTAGATCTATTGAAGGAAAAGATTTTAAGAATACTCCAGGACTTCCAAAAAGCAAAACACTCTTTAATTTGCACAGAGTCAAGAAGTCTGATAGAGTTTATGTAGTGGAGTCTTCATTTGATGCCATTAGGCTTGATCAAGTAGGGCTACCAGCAGTAGCAACACTTGGTGCAAATGTATCAAGCACACAAATAGAATTGCTTCAGAAGTATTTCAATAACATTATTGTTATTGCTGATAACGATGAGGCGGGAGGAAACATGAAAGATAGAATAGTTGAAAAACTTTCTACTCGTGTTTCTGTTATTAAACTAAACAATCAGTATAAGGATATTGGAGATATGCCAGACGAAGAACTTCGGAATTTAGAGTTTCAGTTTGACAAATCAATATCTCTTATGCTAAACTAATATAACAAACAAAGGAGAAATATATGAGCGTAGTAAAGGGACTCAAGAACATTAATGCCCTGCTCGACAAGCCAAAGTATGAAAACGACGGGCCAAAATTAAAGTGGCTAAAACTCGCTGATGGACAATCAGTTAAGATTCGATTTATCGAAGAACTTGATGAAGACTCAGCAAACTATAGTGAAAGTCGTGGACTAGCACTAGTTGTTAAGGAACACGTAAATCCAAAGGACTACAAGCGCAAGGCTGTAGACACTATGGAATCAGAAGGTCGTGACTGGGCAGAAGAAATGCACCGCAAGGATCCAAAGGCAGGATGGCGTGGCCGTCTTCGCTTCTACTGCAACGTACTAGTTGACGATGGAATCGAAGCACCATATGTTGCTATCTGGTCAATGGGTATCAGCAAGCAGTCATCATTTAATACAATTCGTGAGTATGCACTTGAAACAGGAAGCATATCAAACGTACTATGGAAGTTAAAGCGTAATGGTCAGGGAACTGAAACCAATTACACACTTATTCCATCAGCACCAGACAAGGAACCATTTGATTGGAAGGCTGTAGAGCCTTATCCTCTTGAGTCAGCACTTAAGAAGATTCCTTATGCCGAGCAAGAAGCATACTACTTGGGCTTTGATGGCCCATCTGTAACTTCATCTACCAACGCTGATTGGTAATATGAACTACGTCGGCTTACATGTCCACACCCATTTCAGTTTATTTGATGGGATTGCTACTCCAGAAGAATACGTGAACCGTGCAGTTGAGTTAGGGATGCCAGCAATTGCCAT